TCTGTCCTGGCGCCGTTCCAAAACCCGTCGCGAGGGGTGCCCCCTCCCTGTCCACGGTAGTGCATGTGAGGAAAAAGAGTTTGCAAGCATGTTTGTTTCACCATTGACGGCTGGTGGGGGCCTCCGCTTTGCCTCCCTTCCTGACCCGGTACCAGTTGACCAGCAGTCGTTCCGCCTCCCTGTCCCTGATGGTGCCTGCCCGTAGCCCGGCTTGGATGTGGCGGAGGGCTTCGTCGAAGCCTGGGTCGATGAGTTGGATGGTGTGGTGGGGGAACATGCTCTCTGCGTTTGGGTTGCTGGAGATGATCCAGGCGGCGGGGACTTTGATGCGTCCCCGTTGTAGTTCCCCGAGGATTGCTCCCCTTGCTTTGAGTGCGGCTTTGTGGAGTGCTGGGTTGGGTGTGCCGTCGATGGTGAGTGCTTCTGCGATGTTGTCGTAGTCGATGATGAGGTCGGTGGGGTTGGGTTTGATGTGGGGTTGTTTTGGGATGTGGGGTGGTCCGATGACGAGGGTGATTCGGGTGGGGCTGGTTTGCCAGCGGTCGTGTTGGGTTCTGTCGATGCGTGCGTAGTTGCATTTGGGGCAGGAGGCTCGGAGGTTGGTGGGGTCGTACCAGGCTCCGCCTTGGGTGACGGGGATGATGTGGTCGACGTGGGTGGCTGTGGTGGTGCATTTGGGTCCTGCGATTTGGCAGGTGTATTGGTCGCGTTCGAGGATGGCTTTTCGGATGCGGGGCCAGGGTCCTTTGTAGGCGGGGTGTGTGGATGGCATTAGAAGAGGTTTCCGAGGTCGTGGGAAATGTCGCGCTTGTCGCGCTTGTCACCGGGGGTGGGGGGTTCAGAGTTCTTTATTTCTAGAGAGAGAGAGTGTTCAATTCCCCCCTTAGGCGACATGCGCGACATGCGCGACATTTGGGGGGGTTTATCCACAGGCTGGGACATTTCGGGGCTGTGGATAACTGTGGTGACATTTGGCGACATGCGCGACATTTGCTCGGGCGACAAGGGTGACATTTGACGTCCGTCACATGCGAGGGGGTTGGGTTGGAAGAGTTGTGGGGTTTTGCCGCGTCGTTGGCCGCCGAGGATGGGTCCGTCGAAGAGGGGTCGGATGTATCCGTGTTCGATGAGTTGGTGGAGGATGGGGATGGTTTCGTCGGCTGTTGTGAGGGTGCGTCGGTGTTTGCGCATGAGGTCTCGGATGGTGAATGGTTCGGGGTTGGTGCGTTCGATCCATCGGGCGAGTTTGAGGGTTTTGGCGGTGGTTTCGTCGGTGCCCCATTGGTCGGTGATGATGGTCATGTGGGTGAGGTAGTAGTTGCCGAGTTCGATGGCGTCTTGCATGGTTTGGAGGTTGATGGTGGTGTCTGGTTGGTGCCATGCGATGTGGAGGAGGCCGGCGATGCGGAGGGTGTTGGCTCGGAGTTTGCCGATCCATTCTGCGAGGTGTTCGTAGGGTTGGCCGGGGGCGAGCTGGTTTTCGAGGTGTTGGTCCCATTGGGCGTAGTGGTGTGAGGCTTCGGGGCTGATGGTGAGTTCGTGGCGGGTGTTGTGGTGTCGGCGGGCGAGGGTGAGGATGGTGTTGTGGTAGTGCTGTTCGGTTTGTGGATCACCGATGGTTTCTTTGAGGCGGTCTCGGATGCCGACGTTGGTGTGGGGTGTGGTGAGGAGGAATCGTGCGGTGAGTCCTCTGCCAGCGAAGTTTTTGCGGGCGCCGATTTCGTCGAGGGTTTGGGGTTGGATGGTGGTGGCGATGACGAGGTTGGCGGAGGGGATTTGGATGGATTCTCGTTTGATGCGGTCGACGACGTATCTGCCGCCTGACCATGCTTCTAGGTAGAGGTCGAGGTTGGCGGTGCCGTCGTTGTACATGCCGGCGATGCGGTCGAAGAGTCCGCCTTCGGCTGAGACGAGGGCGATTGAGCCGTTGTTGTCTGCGAGGGTTTGTCCGAGGGCTTCGGTGGTGGTGTCGTCGACGAGTAGCCGGCCTTGGGATGGTTTGGTGAGGTTGGCGATGTCGAGGATGGTTTGGTGTTTGTTGGCTCGGATTTCGTCGGTGGGGCCTGTGGCTCGGGCTTCTTTGTCTTCGTAGTCTTTGAGCCGTTTGTCGAGCATGCGGGATTCTGATTCGTATTGCTTGTGTGCTGCGCGTGCTTCGGCCATGCGTTCATGTTCGTATTCTTCGAGTGGTTTGAAGATGGCGTTTTTGGCTGGGGTTTTGCCGGCGGATGGTGGGAGTGCGATGGCGGTGTAGATGTTGAGTGGTTGTGTCCAGCGTTGCCGTGGGTAGGTGATGGTGGTGTTGCCGAGGGCGATGATGGAGAGTGCTGCGAGGGCGAGGTTGGCGGGGAGGTCGTGGGCGACTTGGATGTCGTCTGCGATTTGTTGGGTGTGGTTGGTGATCCAGGTGGGGAGGACGTGTGTGGGGAATTCTGGTGGCTGGTGGGTGTGGGTGATGGGGGTTGGTGGCTGCCAGTCGTCGTCTGGTGCGGCTGCTTGCATGACGGGTGGCGTTATGTGTGGCTGTTTGGTGAGTGTTTTGGCGAAGGCTGATCTGTCGCCGTTGTGGTGTCGGCAGGCTGTGTAGCCGAAGCGGGTGTAGGCGCCTTCGGGGAGCCATTCGAGTGAGCTGGTGAAGACTTTGAGGATGTCTTTGCCTTGCCAGCCGACGGTGGCAGACGTGCCTGTTTGTTTGCCTGGGCGAATCCAGTGTTGTTCGCCGGTGCGGTCGGTTCGCTCGAGCGTCCATCCGTCGGCTTGGAGGAGATCAATCCAGTTGGTGTCTCGGTTGTATTGGGCTGCGGGGCTGTCGTCTATTTCGTCCCAGATGCCCCTATTTTCGCTTCTGACGGGTTCTGGGGCTGGTTTGGGTGTGATGAGGGCGAGGAGCCATCTGGGGGCTTCTGCGGGCTGGATTTCGTCGGGTGAGAATCCGATCGCCCACCGATACGGCTGTCCGTTCGGGTGGATGGTTGGGGGTGCGAGGACTTGTCCGCCGGTGCCTCGGATGTCGATGCCTGGCCCGACTTTGGCTGCTTGGTCGTTGCGGATTTCGTGGGGTGCCAAAAAGTAGAGGTGTTGTCCTCCGTTGCCGGTGAGGGTGGTGACGGTTGGCGGCAGATTGCCGTAGGAGTCTTCGAGTTCGTGGAGTGTGTCGGAGCCGGAGATTCCGTGTTCGTCGATGTCGAGAACGAAAAGATGCTGCTCGCCAAATGGTCCGGGGGCGATGCCGATCCCGTAGCCGGCATAGAGTCCGGTGTACCAGTTGCGGATGATCTCGAAGTCGGTGGTGGCGTGTGTTTGCCATGAGTTCATGCCCGGGTGTTTCTGTCCCGGTTTGATGGGGATGATCCGGTAGCCGTGTTTGGCGAGGTTGATTGCTTCGTCGAGTGTGCTGCTCATCGGGGTGCTGCTGCTTTCAAGAGTCATTTGGCGTTTCGTTTCTTATATCGGTAGTCGGCCATGTATTTGGCGTTGGCTTGTTTGCATTCGTCGCAGGGTGGTTGGCGCAGTTGTTTGTGGCGGATGTATCCCGAATATGTGCCGTGAGGGATTTGTTGCACCAATTTGCCGTATTTGATGCGTTTCTTTTCGGCTTCGACAATCTTGTTTTCTTTTCGATATTTGGATCGGAGTGGTCGAAGCGTGTAGGTGCCTTTGCCTCCGTAAACACCGATGGTGTCCCAGGGGAGTCGGATGCCGTACTCAAGGCAGGCGTCTTTCACTGGGCATTGTTTGCAAATCGCTTTGGCTTTCGCAACATCAGTTTTGTTGAGGCTGACGAACAGGTTCATTTGTCCTGCGCACAGGTTTCGTCCATAAAATTCTGGTTTGCGGACGTTGCTGAATTCTTCGATTATTCCGGTCATCGTGAGACCCATTCTTTGCGCCAAATGTAGGCGGGGTGGACGCCGAGTGTTTTGCAGGCGATCTGGTCGGCTTTGTAGACGGGGATGCCGCCTTCTCGACGCCAACGGTGAATGTTCGCAGGGTTCATTTTGAGCATGCGTGCCATGTGGAGAACATTGTCGGCGTTCATGAATTCCTCGAGCGGTTCGATGGGGAGTCGTTCAGCTTTGATGCCGGCCATGATCGCCCTCCACACATTCGTATCCGCAGGCTGCGTAGCCGGCGATGTCGGTCCATGAGTCACGGTTTTTCGGGTCCCAGCTGATCCTGGATAGTTTCAACAGGATCATCATGGCTGCGACATCATGGGCTTGGAGGATGCGCCGACCGTCAAGGTAGGCGGACCAGAGGATGGCGGTGCGGTCGAAGTCTTGTGTTGGCGGGCCGTACTGGTTGTTGCGGTCGCCGGTGACGAGCCTGATGGCTTCACCGAGAAGCGCTTGTCGAGTGTTCATGATTCCCCTTCCTGTGCTCGAAGGTCGTTGTAGATGCCCTCGAGGTATGTGTTGCATCCTGTTCCTGAGTCGGATTTGCGGTGGGTGCAGTTGTCTGCGTGGATGAGTTCTGCGACTTTGCGCCAGCGTCTCATGTTGGTCATGAGGTAGGTGCATCGTTGGCAGAAGCCGGGTCGGACGGCTTTGCAGTCGTCACAGATCGGAACGCCGATGTCCATCATGCGGCACCTCTGAGGTCCACGCAAGTGTTCGGGGCCTGCCATGAGTCGCAGGTCAGCGAACGGTATGCGATCGTCACTTGGTCGTCTTTGATGAACCAGTCAATGAGAATCTGATGGTTCCCTTCAAAGAACGCCACCCAGATTCGATGGGTGCTTTTAGCGCCTTTCGGGGTGCGGTCCTGCACTTCTTTCGGAATCTGCAAATTGCCGTGTTGGTTGATCCAACTCACCTGCATTTCGTCGCCATCGACGTAATACTCAAGGTCGACCACTTCTGTCCTGTTGCGGACTGTCGCTTGCCAATATCTGTTTCTCATTGTCCCCTCCTTGGGATTTCAGAGTGTTTCTCTGAATGTTGTTGACCATTGCTCCAATGTTTGTATGGCGATCCATTGTCCGCCTCGTCGTCTGACGAAGAGGACGGCGTGGGTGTCTTTCGAGTTGGTTTGCTGCCTCTCGAGGTCTTGTAATCCTTGATTGATCGCCCGCAGAACATCGCTGTAATTCTTTGCTTGTGCTGTGCAGTCAGGTAAGCCGTCGAGGTCCCCTTCGTCGTCTTGCCGTCCGGCACCTAACTTACGGCGGATCGTGAACCCAAGCAAATCGGAGAGCTGCTTGGCGAGTTCTCGTTCGGCGTTGTCTCCTTTGCGTTTCTGTGGGTTCACCATTTCATGTCCAGTCGAGGTATGCTGTCCGATGATCGGCGGACGGACAGGCCGGCTTCTCGCAGTCTTGCCGATCGTTCCTGTCGGGTCAATCCTCCGAAGATGCCGTGGGTGTCATAGTTTTGGGCGAGTTCTAGTCCGTAGTCTCGGCATTGGTTGATGACTGGGCATTGCCGGCAGATGTCTTTGGCTCGTTTCGTTTTTTTGTTTTCGCCTCGGAGCGGCATGAACAGGTTGGGGTCCATGCCTCGGCATGATCCTTGTTTCATCCATGTGCGATCCGCAGGCTGGTTCATTTGTAGAAGTTGCGGATGATGCGGAAGATGCGTACGAGCGTGTAGCTGATGGAGCGTTGTTCGATGCGTTCGAGTTCTTTGTTCAGGTCGTTGGCGACTGTCCGGTAGATGGTGTGCCCTCGGTGTGCTGTCTGGTAGCGGTCGTCGAGGGCACGCACATATTCGGCGGCGTCCATGAGGGTTTCGCCGGCTCGTTGGAAGACGGCTTGCATTGCGTTGAGTTTCAGCATCCGATATCGGTTCGCCCAGGCGAGCATGATGGCAGCCTGTTCGTTGATGCGGATCACCATGTCGTCGGTGTCACTCATCGTCGTCTCCGATCCTGGGTGAACCCGAAGGTGAGGAGAGCAGCGATGCCGGTGATCAGGCCGGCCAGGAACCGTTTCACTTCTTGAGCCTTCCGGAGAAGAACCGCAGTTCGTCCTCGAGCACTTCAAGGCGTTTGCGGAGGATGACGTTGGATGTGCGTAGCCCAGAGTTTTTGTCTTGGAGTCGTGTGACGACGACGGCGAGTCCGATGTGGCTGATGGCGACGATCAGCATGGGGATGAGGAGCGGGTTCATGAGTGCTCCTTCACGAACTGCTGATACGCCTTCAAATCCTTCGCCAGTTCAATGGTCAGGAAGCCTTCGTCAAGGTTGGATTCCTCTTTGAGGGACGCCAAATACAGTTCGGCGGTCGACTTGATCTTTTTGAGTAGCACTCGTTCTTCGGAGAGCTGCGTGATTTTCTCGTTGGCTCGTTCGATGGCGACCTGGAGGTCGTCGACGACTGACTGGTAATACTGGGTTTCTGCGTTTTCGCTCATTTGTCCTCCTTGCGGTTGAGCAGGTTTTCGAGGAGTGCGTCGATGCGCAGCACCTCTTTTTGGATTGTCGGATCGGACGTGTGGATGTGCCGAATGATTTTGCGGATGGCGGTCACGTCTTTTTTGGTGATGTTCATTGGTTGCCCCTTCCTTTCCCCTTTGGGTTTGCTTTTGGGTGGCCCGGTCCGAACCTTCACAGGGAAGGGGAGACCACGATGCGGTTCGAACCGGGCCGGCTGACACTCGGCGGAAGAGTGTCAGATCAGGTCATCGTCAGCCGGCTTGCCGGCCTTCACGACGACATCGAACTTCTTGAGGGTCTTGCCGCCAGTCAACTTCTCGACCCCGGTCAACGTCACCTTGATGGTGTCACCAACATTCGGTCGGAGTTCTGCCAGTTTGCTTTTCAGTTGCATCTGGCTGGCGGTGAGGACTCGGTCTCCGGTTGTGGTGCGGAGGACGAGTTTCGGGGACTTTGAGCCGTCAGCCCAGGTTTGGATGCCGATGTCAACGATGACCCCGCTGGCGGTGTCCCCTTGGTTTTCGAACTTGATGTAGTCCGAGTTGTTTGCGATGCCTGGGTCGTCCCAGATGCTCATGTGGTTGCTCCTTGTGTAAAGGTGATGAATCCTGTTTCATCAATGGTTATTTGTTTCGTACAGCTGTACACCTCGATGGCGAGATGCTCGAGTTGTTCAGCTTGTGCGATTGTCATGCGACCGAGGATGGCGCCGGGTGTGTCGCCGTTCAGGTCGGGTGCGATGTGGGTGATCATGGCGTCGAGGATGTCTTCTTCGCCTGAGACTTCAAGTTGTGCGGCCATCATGAAGAGGGCTGAGGCGAGAAGATATCGGCGTTGTGATGGGAGCATGCGCAGGCTGATGGAGTGTCCGGCGTCGGCTGCCTGTGTGGTGATCCGGTTGATATAGGCAAGTCCGGTTGGTGGGCAGGTTGCCATCTGCTGTTTGATCTCCTCAAGCTCTTCGTCGGTGATGGTGCGCCCTTCGTCGACAGGCTCAGGTTTCACGACGACTGTTTTCGGTGCCGGCTCAGGAACAAGTTTCGGCTGTTTCGGGTCGATCGGGAAGAACCCGAGGTTGTGGGTGTCTTCCAGGCTGGCGACGATCTCGACGATCCTGTCGATCTGGTCGTCGGTGTAGGTGGCGGACAGTTTCGGTTTCGGCAAATCCTCCGGCCACAATGCGTTCAGATCAGACTTCGCTGCAGGGTTGGCGGCGAGGGCGATGATGCGTGCTCGTAGCCAGTCGTTGCGGGTCGGCTCATCCTCCACCACAGTCCCCGGAAACGCCTCCAGAATCGTCTCTACGGCCTTCTCTGGGGTCGGGATGACCTGCACCAGTCCTTTGCGTTTCTGCCAGCCACGGACGCCTGTAGCAACCCATGCGGCGTCCATCGCCATCTTCAAATCCACCCGATACAGCGTGCATGACGCTTTCTGCGCTGGGAGGTGGACGATGATGCCGTCGTCAAGGTCGACGTCTCCGATCGGATACCTTGCGCCTTTCTCCACGTCGTAAAGCATGGAGTGGGCGTAGGCAGTCAACTGGACTGCGTAGGCGAGCGGGTTCGGACCGATCGCCTTACCTGTTTTCAGATCAGCACAGACGAGCCTGCCGTCGGAGCGACGGTAGAACCTGTCAGCGGTTCCGGCCAGCTGCAGTTCGTCGTTCACCAGGTTCACTTCGATCAGCTCGCGCACCGGCGTCAGGTCGAAACGCTTGAGTGTGTCCGCGTAGGCGGCGACGTCGGACCGCCACGGCTCCTGAATATCCGCCAGGCTCAACTCACCCAAATCAAACCGCTGGGTGAACTCATGCAACGCTGTGCCGAGGTTCGCGCCGATCGACCCGCCGCCAGCCTCCAACGCCTGACCCATGATCTCATCGAGTCTCTGTTTGTCATCAGGGTCGCATGCCGCAACCTGAGCGAGCAGGTCGGGTCGTGCCGAAAGGCCCAACGCTGCTGTCCTGATCTTCCATTTCTCCAACCCGAACCGGTCCTCGAGGACCTGTCCGTGTGATGAGAAACGGGTGTATGCGACCGGCTTCCCACCGTCTGCCGGTGTGATCAGCGGTCTACCCCATCGGTCTCTAACAAAATCTGCTGCCATTGTGTTCCCCTCCATGTCGGTTTCTATCTCACTTTCTGCACCCTGTCAAGAGGCTGTGTCACGGTTGCTTGACCGGCCTCCACGGATGCCAACCATCACCATTGCGGTCTCGGCTGTACTCAAACAGCCAGCGAGCGAACCGCAAGTTTTCGATCGGATCATGCATCTCCTCGATGTCCCAACCCATCTCACGAATGATCCGCTTCCACGAATAATCGTTGATTTGCATCAGTCCCCAGTCACGACATTTGCGCAGATGCGGACTGTCCGTTTCGCCGCATGCGTCCGGCAGACAGCGTGATTCCCGATACATGATCCGCATCAGTTTCGGCAGATCGGCAGGTTCCCAGCCGGCGCTCAATGCTGTCGCAGTCCACTCCACACACTTGTCTTGCGTAATCACCTCACCGAAGAACTCTTCCTGCGGGCCGAGGAACGGGATCGACTGCTCGATCGGTTCCTCCGGTAACTCGAGGACAGGATCGGCGTAATAGCCAGGTGACAGCAACGCAAACGCAACAAGTGAACTGAACATCAGGAACCTTTCTGTCGGTTTACTTTCACCCACGCCGGCTGACGAGCCGACGGATGCCTCGACACCACACAACGGTGGGTCGGGTGAAGATAAACGGCGGTGGATATGAACGTAAGTCCGCAGCTGATACAACGGACAGGTCTGTCAGTCATCATCACGGAACCCTGCCATTTCGAGAATGAACAGGGCGGCCATGCCGCCGAGCAGACAGTAAAGCATCACATTTGTGATCATCGGGTCTCCCTTCCCTATGCGGGTCACGCTACAGAAAGCGTGGGAGGAAATCAAGTCATAAACGTCAACAGCCCGCCTGCGGAGGGGACAGGCGGGCCGGACGCCCAGGTCAGCAGCAATTGACCGGGAACTATGGCAACGAAAGGTTGTCGTCGCACGAAACGTGGTAGACGTTGATCACCATTTCCTCCGGTATGGCGAGCACATTGTCGACCGTATGTTCATCCTCAATAATACTTTGCGCGATACAAACATGTCCTTTTTTGACGCCTGGAAGTAGCAGCCCGATCGACCGGACAATGATCGGTTCGGTATCGAGCTCGTCGAGGTGGGTCCAGGCGTCTGTGACCTGGTGGGCGTCTTTCCAGATGACGTAGACGTAGTCAGATTTCTTCATCGTCGTCCTCGAGGAATCCGATGTAGTCTTCGCCAACCCAACGGGCTTCCAGGTCGGCGGTGACGCATTTGAGCATGCCAATGAGAACCCAGATGGGGACTGCGTTGTCGTGGACGACGTGCAAGCCGTGGTGTCCGTCGGGGCGGATGGCGTCGATGATGGTGATTCCATGGACGGGGACGGTGTCAGGCCAGAGGTCGAAGACTGCTTGTGAGCAGAGGTCGGTGGCGTTCACTGGCTGATATTCGGTCATCGCTCACCACTTCTCTTTGGCCTTGTCACTACAGAATACGGGAGCCTGGATGGTGATGTTGTGCTCCGGGGTGACGATCGCCAAAGCCTGTTGGGGGACCTCGAAACCGAAGTTGTTCAGCCAAGCGTATTCGTCAAGTCCTTTGGTGGAGCCGTTGACGATCATGTACGGGGTCGAGATGTACTGATGCCAGTGACCCATCCAGAGGGTTTCGAACGGCTGTCCGATATCCATCGCTCGTTGGGCTTTCCTGGCTCTCATGCGCATGATGGGCGGCCAGATACCACCGATCCCACCGCCACCGCTGACTTGGTCGCCGTGGGTGAGGAGATGTCCGTGACCGTAAATCTGCACGAGCGTGTCAGCGTTCTCGGAGATGTCGAACGTGAACCGCTTGTCATGTCCCAAATGCCGTTCGATCATCTTGCCGAGCAGCCAATCAAAGTTCGTCCTGGCTCGCAGTTTCATCCTCGGTTTCCTCGACATACGCCCATGGTTCCCGACAACACACGGCACATGAACCTTGCCGAACTCGTCAGCGAACATCAGCAGACAGGCGCTGATCTGCTCCGACCAATGCAACACAGAACCCAGCATCGTGTCAGCGTTCGTCTGGGCAAGTTCCTCATGGATGTCGCCAGAGAAAATGTCGCCACCCAACATGACGACGACACCGTCGTAGGTGATGCCGGACAGATAATGTCGTGCCATTTTTGTGGCATTGTCAGCCCACATTTTGAGGCGCAGCTCTGCGATCCGACGGTCATACTTGTTCAGCCCGCCGACCTCCTCCGGAATCACAACCTCATCAAAATGGGTGTCACTCAACAGAAGCGCAAGAGTCGCATGCTTCTTCTTCCCGGACCCTCGAGGCGCCAACCAGTTCGGCGGATCAAGCACAGAATCCTGCGCCTGCTCCACAAACCCCAACGTGCGCTCCAAATCAGCGACCTTCTCCGCCAGATGCATCACCTCACCTTGGAGGCTGTCACGCTGTCGGCGAACCTTCGCCAACTCCAAACCGGAACGATCCGTTGACTGCTCTAACTCATCCTTGAATCCCACAGCCGCACTCCCCCTTCCTGTGACGCGAAAACACCGACTCCGAAAACACCATGCCCTCCCGAGCCACAATCACCCGCCAAATCGTCCTCGACGGAAAATCGGAAGCCAATGCCTCCAACACTTCAGCCCTATATGACTTGTCGAGACCAGCGATCCATGTTGCGACTTTGCAGCCGGCAGACATGGAGACCGATTTGATGTCGTCCATCAACCCCATAACCCCTCCTCACAGGTTCACGGTCAGGCTACCCAACCGAAGGTCTTACAGGAGAGGACCGAACCGGGAATCCAATGTGTCTTTGTGTTCGGCGCTGATCTGAGCGACGAGCTGTTGGATGAGGTTGTTGCGTTGCCGTTGCGCTGTGTGCGCCCCAATATGCTGTTTATACAGCATTTTCGGCAGGTGAATCAGTTCGGTTTGGAGTGCGGTGCGGACGACCAGTTCGTAGTCGTCTGCTATCGGATAATCGGGGCTGTGACCACCGAGGTTGCGGTAGAGGCCGGCGTCCCACGCTCGCAAATGATTCGGCGCTGAGACGATGTGGTTGATGGTGGTCCGGTTGATCGGCGGGGCTTTCATCGCCCACACGGAATGCTCCTCATCCCAATAATGATCCCCGTAGCCGAACGCCCAGCCGTCGGGATACCTGCCAGATTCGCCTGTGGGGAGGATTTCGCACCAGTCTGAGTACACGAACGCAGCTCCGTCGTGGAACTCCTTAGCGACGAAATTGAGGGCATCTGGGGTCAATTCGTCGTCGTGGTCCATCTCGACGAGGATGTTGCCGTAGCCGAGCATGAAGGCGTCCCGTTTGACTTTGCCGATGTTCCCGCCGGAGGGGACGTGCGGTCGGTAGATGCGAACCCGGTATCGTTCGTCAGCGCAGAATCCGTACAGCTGATGCCATGTGTTCCAGCCGGGGGAGTCGTCGAGGATGACCCATTCCCAGTCTTCGTATTCTTGGGCTTTGAGTGAGGCCCATGTGCGGGCGAGGGTGTCGGCGGGGGTGTTGTAGGTGCAGGTGACGACCGAGATCATGCCCGCAGGCTACTCGGCTGGCGGTGCTGGCGGCTGGAAGCCGTTGATCTCGTCCCAGGTTCCACCGATCCATGCTGGTGTTTCGGTGTCAACCCAGAAACCGCCTTTGACTTCCATCAGCCATTCTGCGGCGCAAGTTCCATCGCTAACTGTCCCGTCGATCACAATGCCGTCTTGGACTTGGTATGAATATATTTTCATAGCGGAATCCTGAGTACGAGTGTGCCGTCACCGCCGTTGCCGCCCGAAGGGGTGCCGGTAGTTCTGTTGACACCGCCACCGCCTCCACCTCGCACCCCTGCTGTAGCCGTGTTTGTGCCTGCATTGCCGCCGCCATCGGTGCCAGTTCCGTTTGTTGTAGAACCTGCACCTCCGCCACCACCCGCATATCCAAGAGAGGTTCCAGTGATGCTCGATGTCACACCAGCCCCACCATTGCCGCCAGTGTTTGTTGTTCCGTTTGCACCGACAGCACCTTTGCCGCCACCACCACCAGAACCAGTGCTAATACCCGTGCCACCATTGTTTCCCTGACCTGCAAATCCAATACCGCTGGTACTTTGACCGCCGCCGCCCGAACCGCCGTTGACGGCTGTTGACACAAGTTGGTTACCAGAAGCCCCGCCGCCACCGCCACTCACGGTAAAATCACCGAACGAACTGTTTCCACCCCTAGGGCCTTCGCCGGTTCCGCCAGTACCACCGACACCGATCACAACATTGTAAGTGCCAGGCTGCAAAGAAATACCTTGCGTTGAAGCAGGACTCAAAGTTCCGCCACCGCCGCCACCTCCACTACGGTTATTGCTTGAACTGCTTGCACCCGATCCACCGCCACCAACCAGAAGAAACTGAACATCGCGCAACACGCCATAATCAACAACCAGCGACCCGTTACCCGACCACTGAACAACCGTGAAATTACCGTCAGTCGTAACAGTCGGAGAACCAGTCGTAGACCACACCACACCACGATTCACATACTGCGGCGGACTATAGAACCTGCCGATAGAACCGCCAGCCTGATCCCGTTCCCGTCTACTCACGCCGTAATCCTGTTCACATACCCATGAATCGTCACAACACTCGCAGAAGCAGCAAACGCCTTCACCGTCAACGGTGTCGAGTTCCCCTTCAACACCAACCCTGGTGTGACCAACACAAGGCCCGCTTCAGCAGGAATCGTCAACTCGATCAAATCGCCAGGAGCGCTGTTGCTACCCCATTCAACAGACAACTTTCGTGCAGTCGTATCAGTGTTTTGTGCGTACAACCAAATTTCGTCAAATGTCGTGGCTGTAGAACTCGCAGTATGGATCGTGTTCGCTGAACCTGTGGTCGTTCCGGTCAACAGAATCGCCCTGCCGTCCGTCGAGTTCGTCAACGTGATCTTGCTGAAAGTTGCCATGATGCGCTCCTAGCTGAAAACCTGATTGGCGAGAATGTTCTGATCGTCATCAGGTACGCCGCCAGTAGCGGCAGCCCACTTGATGCCCTCGTTCGTCGTCGAGTCTACGGTCAACACATGACCGTTCGTAACACCAACCGGCAGACGCACCAACGCACTCGAGGTACGAGTCAGCAAATCACCTTTCGTGGTCAATGTCCCAGAATCGGCAGAACCCTGCGGACCCTGAGGGCCTTGCGCCCCCTGCGCCCCTTGAGGACCCTGAGTACCTTGCGGACCTTGGGGACCATCAGCACCTTGAGGACCCTGCGGACCTGTCGCTCCTTGCGGACCTGTATCACCCTGCGGTCCAGTTGCTCCCTGAGGACCCTGAGAACCTTGCGGACCAGTAGAACCCTGCGGGCCTGTATCGCCTTGTGGTCCCTGTGGACCCTGTGCGCCTGTGTCACCTTGAGGACCTTGCGGTCCTGTCGCCCCCTGTGCCCCCTGCGGACCTGTCGCACCCTGCGGACCAGTATCACCTTGCGGACCGGCAGGACCAGTCGCACCCTGAGGACCAGTCGCACCTTGCGCCCCTTGAGCACCAGTATCACCCTGCGGTCCCTGCGGACCCGTATCACCCTGCGGACCAGTCGAACCTTGCGGACCAGTCGCACCTTGAGGACCCGTCGCACCTTGGGCACCCTGAGGACCCTGAGCACCCTGGAAAGACAACGCTAAAAACACATCGTCGTTGTTACTGAAGTTTGTTGTGCCTGTCCCACCAGAATCGAGGAGCGTCACCGGAATCTCGACGTAGCCGGTTTGCATCGTGGGCGTGCCGTTCACTTCCCACTTTTGGAAGTCACCCGAATTCGTGACATGCTGAATGATCAGAACATCGTTGTCTGCGATCAACGCCAAGAAAATATCGATATCAACATTGTCCGAGTCAATATGCGAAATGTTGATTTGTGTTGCGCTCGTCTGAGTCGCATTGTTGTAAATCAGAAACGTTGAGCCTGGATCACCCGACGTTGAAGTCGTCTTGACCAGATAGTCGTAGAACGACGTTGATTGACCTTCGGCGCCTTGCGCACCCTGAGGACCCTGTGACCCTGTCGCACCTTGAGGTCCGGTCGCTCCTTGAGCGCCTTGTGGTCCTTGGGGACCTTGAGCGCCAGTGTCACCTTGCGGGCCTGCAGCTCCTTGAGCTCCTTGCGGACCGGCAGAACCTTGAGGTCCAGTCGGACCTTGCGCACCTTGAGGGCCCTGAGCACCATCAGTACCTTGAGGGCCGGCAGCACCTTGAGGACCCTGATCGCCTTGGGTGCCTTGCGGACCCTGAGCACCTTGAGCACCGTCAGCGCCTTGAGCGCCTTGGGCGCCAGTCGCACCAGTAGCACCAGTCGCACCTTGCGCTCCTTGAGGTCCAGCGGAACCTTGCGGGCCTTGAGCGCCAGTCGTTCCTTGCGGACCTGTCAACCCTTGAGGGCCCTGGGCACCTTGGGGACCTTGCGTACCAGTTTCTCCTTGCGGTCCGGCGATACCTTGCGGACCCTGACCACCCTGAGCACCTTGCGGACCTTGCGAACCTTGCGCGCCAGTCGCACCCTGCGGACCCTGCGGTCCCTCGATGGAACCAACATTGTTCCATTGGTTGTTGACCGAATCCCACACATACAGGTCGCCGGCAACCAGATAGCCGTCCCCAGCATTACCCGTCGGATGATCTGCGATGAACTCGGCGTACGTGTCATACGAACCGAGGATCGTGATACCTGTACCCTGCGGACCCTGAGCGCCCTGCGCACCTTGGGCGCCGGTCGCACCCTGAGGACCCACCTGCGTATACATGACTTGCATGACGTTCACGAGCAGAGATGGCGTATCAACAGGAACCCCGTCAGCGACACCATGCTCAAGAACGATGTCGACGTTCGTGACCCGATAGATCAGCTCAAGATAATCGCCGGCCTCGAGCGTCAACAAGAAATCCCAGGCTGCGACCTGATATTCGTTCTTCGGGATCACCAGTTTCGTCGCAGAATCAGCGACCGGCGTGCCGTTCTTCGCCAACCAAATATCGATCTCAACACCGTTGCCGCCACCACCACGATGATGCAGCTGCGCCGAAAACTGCAAATCGTAAGTACCCGGATAGGCGAACGTGATCCTCGAGTTCGAAACGATACTGATGCCGTTCGCCTCAGCCGTATTGTTCAACGTCATCGCAGTCGCAGTATCAACAGCCGCCGCCTGCTGATCCTGATCCGAGAAAAACGCCCCGTAATAGCCGAGCGCCCCAGCAGCACCCGGAGCAACAACCGTCACCTCATTCGACAACTCCTCAACAACAACCGTATTAGACCCATCCTCAACGACAACAGAATTCACTGTTTCGTCAACAATCACCACATACGGCTCATCATTGGAGTCAACACTCATCGAGTCACCTCAGGACGAACCTTGAACGAACCTTGCAAAAGACGTGTCACCACACCATTACTGGCAACCATCTCCAAGTCATACACATAATCGCCGGCAGACACCGACGCCATCGACGTCGCAGACACAGTCACCACAATCGTCCCCGACGAACCACCCAACGCAATCTGCGTCGGGGACGTCAACGACAACACCGGAGTCGTCGAAACGAACCGTTCACGAACCTGCATACGCGCCGAATATCCGGTCACATTGATCGGATTACCCGACGAATCCTCCCAATGCAAATTGCGGGAAAACGTCGCACCCTGATCAGCGACAATGTTGTACTGGCCTGCAACACAACCCATCAGCGGTCCTTTTTCGTCATATGCCACTCAAAATGGTCATCCATCCGTTCATCCAAACGGTCAACCTTCTTCTCAATGTTCGTCAACACACCCATATTGCTCGCATGCTGATCAGTGTTGCGTCGATCGAACCGATGCAAAAAGAACATGACTGGCCCTCCGATAAGCGCGACAAGAACCGGAGCGATAAGCGCTTCCATGTCACTTCACAGGCTCCATATACACCGGCTGCTTCTTCGAACCGAGAAGCAAACCGAACGCCGGAACCTTCGCCTCCAACACCCTGACGAGCAGATAGTAGGTGGCGGTGATCGCACCCGACACAACCTTCTCCAAAGCGTCCGGATCGACATAGCCAGCCAAGAACGACCCGGCAACCAAACCGACCACCACCGGAATCAACGTCCTTTTCAAAGACACCAACAAATCGTCCTTATTCAACATGCTCATCCTCTTTCTGAGAGTTCCACAACCGGGTGTCCTCAAACGTCGCAAAGCCCGTATATGCGGTCAACGTGATCGACAGCAGGCTGACCCCGCCGACAATCAACTGGGTTGCAACATTCGTGTCCGAACGGAACGTCGCAGCTGCAAACACGATCATGCCAGCAGCCAGGATGCAGGTGGCGTAAATAAGCCGGCGACGATGCTTCCACGGCGGCATACCTTTCACCTTTCCCGAAATAAACATCCGAACGGACAACCGGAACGTCGATGCCGACCTGCAAGATGTTCTATCCCTATCTCACAGTCCAGCCATCTCAATTCTTCGGCATCCTCCGAATTTAGCAGAACCGCATCCCTATTGGAGTCCAACTCCGGATGACTGCGATAGATGAGATCGATACGACCGTCATCAATGTTCAATCTGCCGCCGGCACGCCACCACGAATACCATTGCAGATTCTCATCCACGGCATCTCAGCCAAACATGGCTTTCCACGTCACAGGCCCAACAACACCATCCACAAACATGCCACGCTGCTTCTGCCATGCTCGGACACGCCGGTCGGTCGCGACACCGAAATCGCCGTCAGCTGTTGCCCCCACCACAGCCTGAACCAGTTTCACAGCGTCACCTTTCGACCCGAGACGCAACGGCTGACCCGGATACGCGAACACCAACGCCGGCGGAACAGGTGCCAGAGCTGCACCAGGCAGCGGATACCCGGCTTGTGGTTCCGGACGGCCGGCACGCACCCAACCACCAAACCCATCCAGTTCGATCGGTTGAATATGCCACGGCTCCGACGGCCTCGTTACATTGCAATGCAAACCCCACCGTTTCGCTTCCTGCGAACCCTTCTTCGGAACTTCATCCCAAGTGGGTGCACGATGCTTGCCGCCAGGATTCACATGCACCAAATCAACAGCTGCGAACCAAGTACCAGACTTGAATTCCTGGCTCTCATGAAAACTCTTACCCGGAGGGGCGAACCCCGGTTTTACCGGCTGAACAGCCCGCCACGAACCACCAATCCCGATCCGGCCTTCCTTCGAGATCAGCCAGGCTCGAAGCCGACGCGCATACTCAGGATGCATCTTCGACCCATGATGCCTCTTGAACAGCTCATCAATATCAACCATCGTCGTGCCATAACCCGACGGGAAAAGCATCAGGAGGCCTCGTACATGAACTGGACGTAGATAATGTCGCCAGAAGCAACAGTGATACCAGTGACTGAACTACCGAGTCTATTCGTATAATTTTGTCCGAATCTTTCTGAGCCTGCAGGACCACCATTAATATCTGGCAAAGTCATAGATGTTGAATTTGTTTCAGTACGACCGACAAAAAATGAAATAGTTGTTGAAGATTCATAATAAGCATTAAAAGGCAATGTTGTTAAATTTGATGAACTTGCGTCACCATAATTCATTGTCCCAACTATGAAATTATTTGACGAAGCAGCGACAGGCAACCCAACAAGAACTTTGTTGTTTGCAGTTCCGGCACTCGTCGCTGTCATCTTCACCGAACCCATCACAATCTTGTTGAACTGCGTGTATCGAGCCCAGTTCACCGTTTTGCTGATCGTCGCAGACTGAGTCCACGAAGGCGTGTAATCCTGCCAAGTGCCGGCAGCATTCAACTCGGCGGCAGTCAACACCTGACCGGCAACAAACGAACCAAAAGCAGCCATTATTTCTCCTTAGCCCAAAACATTGACATCTGTGATCTTACCGAACGTCGAATCATCCAAACGGAGATACGCCAGAAACGGATTCGGTTCAAAAGAAAACTCGATCACATGCGAATCAGGTCGAATCCGATGAGTGATCGCAGAAACAAACAATTCCTGAGTGACCGACCCAGGAGACCCAGTCGCAAACGTCTTCTTCACCGACACCAAATCCGCCAAATCCAAATTCAACAGATCATCCACAACTGTCGACGACAGTCCGTTCAACTCGACAGAAAGACCAGTAAACCGAACCTTCGGGAACTGATACAACTCCAAGAACCTGTCCGCCAAAGAACCCAAATCAATCGTGTCCGCATTCAAAACATCCGTATACGACAGCACCGACAACCCGAACTGGTCGATCGAATCCTGCCGGAAACGCTCAACAGTCCCAGCCGGCGACGTCACAATCACATCGTTATACAGCAGCTCGTCACCATATTCATTTGACAAAGACATGTACGGGACACCAGTCCCGTCATCAGCGAAAGAAACCTCAGCTGCGTTCCCTCGACCAAACCGATCCACATATTGAATCGTGCTGTCAGCATCCACGAACAGTTTGCCGGCATCCGATTTCTGGACTTGGAACATGAAATCCAACAGTTGTGTGCCCTCATCAATTTGAAATGCACCCAAAGTGGCGTTCCCATTGTCAAAGTTGATGTCGCCTGTGAACGAGAAATAGTTGAGCGCCCAATCCAAAGTTGGGCCAGGAGCACCAGCAGGAGGCGTCTCTACAGGGAACGAAATGTTTCCGAGGACTGTGAAAGCGTCCGAGCAGTATGCGGTCGCATAATCCTTGCCGGTGATGTCATAGCCAAAATCCCAGTCGGTCGCATACCCCGAATAGATCGGAATATCGTTCGCCAAAATTTTGAAACGCAAACGAGGAACAATCTTGCCGTAATACTCCGACGCCTCGTTCAACGGATCAAGTTTGCGGTCAGCGTTATAAAAGTTGATGGTTGCCGACCCAGAGTTGAATCTGTCCAACTGGCGGGAACGACCTCGAGAAATCGTGATCGACTGGACTGGGGCGACGAACTCCGAGTCAACTTCGCCGGCAAGAATGTCTGTATCAAGGACACCCCAGTCGACAGAGTCCAACATGAAGACGGTCGCCGGATCAAGTTGAACCGGAATACCCGACATCAATTTGATCGTCGGCGTACTCATACGCTCGCAAACACCTGACCGGAACGCCGTTCCGCACGCCGAATCGCATCAATGATCTGCGCCCCAACCTGATCCGGCGTCGACACCAAACCAGCCTGAATATACACATTCAACACCTGACCGCCACCCAACATCTGTCGAGTCGGGATCGACGGAATCACCGACGCCCCACGAGGCAACGTCACCAACTCTGGGCCTTCCTCACCGACCATGGCCATACCAGCACCAGTGACCGTCCCACCTGTCGCCATCCGCACAACCCCACCAACCCTCGGCGTTTGTCGCAGCTGTCCGATCCCACCCAAACCGCCAGGTCGAGGCGGCGGCGGCGGCGGCGTTGTTCTTGGAGTCTGAACAGGCGGCACATAACCACCGACAATCCTCTCCACACGATCCGGGGTCACAGCTCCAGCCAAACTATTCATGCCAGCCCGAATCGCCCCAATCAGTGACAACGCATGCTCCAACTGGCCAGTCTCAATCAACAACCGGATACGCGTATTCTGCGCCGTCGTCGCCAAATTAGCAATAGCCAACGCCGAATTCGCCAACTGCGTTTGAATCGCAAGCAACTCCAACTGATACTCACGACTCTTCCGCTTCGCCTCATCCGTCGCCCCAGCCCACTTCGTACGGAAAGACTCAATATCCTGCACAATCCGAATCGACTCAGCCTTGATATTCAAACCATTTCGGAACGCATCCCATTCCAAACGTGCCGCCTCAACAGCCGCCGCCTGCTGCTCCATCGAAATCTTCAACTGCGCAGAAGCACTCTGAGCATCAATCTGCGCCCGATACCCCGTCTTCCACGCCTCATTCAGCTTCTCCTGCTCCTCCATCGCACGCTGAATACCATCAACAAAATCATCATCATCAAACCGTTCAGCGATCCTCGTCAACGCCCCACCAGAAATATCGCCACCCGAAATCAAATCAACAAACTTCAAAACCTCAGTCAGAGCAGGAACAACCTTCTCACCCAACTGATTCGCAAAACCCTCAAACCTGTCCGTCAACTCGTCAACAGCAGCACGAAACTCCCTGGCCTTACGAACCTCCTCCTCATCAATCACCTTCGAATCAGCGACCGACGCCAAACTTGCCGCCAACTCATCCGACCCCATCGTGATCAACTCAGACAACTCAGCCCAACCACGACCCAACAGTTGAGTCGCAGTCGCCGCCCTCTTCGCAGGATCATCAATTTCGTTCAAACGGCGAACAACATTCAAGAACGTGTCGTTGATATCAGTTGCACCGTTCGACGCATACGCAATATCGACACCGAGCCGGCGGAACAGTTCAGGGCTGTTCCCCAACGTCTTGTTCATAAAGTTGAACGCTTTTTCGATCGTTCCAGCCTCAACACCGATATCGCCGGCGACCTCGATGAACCGTGAGGCATCCTCAACAGCAAGTCCGGTGGCATCAGCGAACTTGCCGGCACCCAACGCCAAATCCTGAAAATCTTTGACGGACTTCACAGCGAAAGCGGCGATAGCTGCACCAGCGCTCGCAGCGAACCCGACAGCGTTCGCCTTCACATAATCAAACGCCGACCCAGAGATAGTGCGGAACTTCCCCATCGCCCCCTGGGATTCGTTCACCTCACGACGGAAACGACCGAACGCTGTCTCAGCCTCTTTCAACCCAGCCTTGGCTTTAGCGGCCTCAGCAATGATGTTGACTGTAAGAGAAGCAGACTTAGCGGCCATCAGACGTTCCTATTCCAAATCGTATAAACCTCCGCCAAATACACTTCCACAGCCTCATCGACCGACTTATCAACCGCCCGATACATGAACTGGTTCGGTTTGATGTTGTGTTTCCGCCAACCGAAATGAATCGGTCCGGCATACGGAACTCGAGAACCGCCAGCCCTGATCTTCGCACCGCGAGACGTGTTCACAGGACGGATCGTCTGACGCAAACGACCAGACAACACAGGCGACTCATCGCGAGCCTTCTCCGCGACAAACCGACCAACCCGATGCCCAGCCTCCTTGAAAGACTCTTTGGCAGCATCATCCAACTTCTCCAAAGCACGAAGAAGCTTGTTCAAGCCTTCAATCTCAAACGTCGGAGTAGCAGCCATTATTTGCCTTTCGCCGCTTTATTGTACTCCACGTTCCGCTGACGAAGATAATCAACAATGGCGTCGAACACTTCAGGTGGTGCGTCCAACAGATCGTTCGGACCTATTCCAGTCTCGACAGCGACCTGAGCGACCAGCCCAATATAGGACTGCTTTATTCTGTTTCGTCTAAAGGGGCGGGTTCCTCATTTTCGAACTGCCAACCCACATTCTCGAGTTCCTCAAGCCAACCATCAAACGGCTTTACAACACGACCAGACAGACGGACGCATTCCCACGCCAACCAGTAAATCTGCTCCATTGACCGATCGTCATTGAACAGTTTCGTGAACGGCATTTTGAAATGACGTTCAAAGTTGACCGCCGCTCGAGGCGTGATCTTCACATCGATAAGTTCGCCGGCATGCTCAACACGCAAACCGACACCCGAAACACCACTCATTCTGAGTCCCTCCTAATCAGATCAGACGGTTGTCTTGGTGATCCCACCCGAAACAGGCCACGACACATCGGCGGTCAGCAGCTCACCGACAGCACCCGACACCGGCGCCCACTCGGACACCAACACCGTGAACGTGTACAGCGGATTGTCGGTCGCCGTGGTCACATTGACCGGCTTGACCGTCACTTCTGTGGTCGTGCCGAGCAGCGGATAGATCGTCGCCTCAACTTCAGAGGTAGCGAAATCCTGGTGGAATGAAGCGGAGAACGAATGGTCACCGAGGCCGGCAACCCTGGTCACAGCCGTGTTGCCGAAAGCGGTCGTCTCGACCTCAGCGAACGTCATGTCCAACGAAACCTGAGCGATACGATCCGTCAAATCGACCGAGTTGATCGTGATCTTCGGATTGTTGAAAACGAGCTTTGCCATGATTTATTCCTCTTCCTTCACGGAAACTGGGTTGTGCTTCGGAGTTTCGACGACGATGTGGCCTCCATCAAGCAAAGCCTGAATGTTGACCCCAGCCAGATCGTCGCCGTCAACAATCTGACCACACTTGTAGACGCCAAGACCTCGACGCCCAACAATCTTATATTTCATCGACTGGCTCATCAGGCATACACCTCAACTACGAACTCCACCGACAAATACAAGACGTCGTTCACATTGATGTTGATGATGTTACCACCCGACACCACCTGACACGTTTGGACGGTGTCGCACAACGTCGGGTCCTTCTCGATGGCAGCCCGAATCGACTGGGCGCCCTCATACGACAGATAGTCATCCAGGCGTTTTTGAGCGATCCGGTCCGATGACCTGGCGACCACCACAGAAACCGTAAAAGCGTAACTGGGGTTGCCGCCACGGAACGCACCGTGATAATTGACCGTATCGACCCCTACAGTCGCCATAGGCGGGTTCAAACTGTCCGGGATGTACTCCACCACCCTCAGCCCGTCGATCTCGCCCAGAGCGTTCCTGAGGGCCTTAGAGACCTCGCTGACGGTCGCAACAGCCATCAGAGAACCCCAACCGGGTCTTTCCGATAGTTCTGCACCAAAGCGGCAGCTGTCGGATGCAACGCCGACCGCAACCGCAAAATGCCAGTATCAGCGAACGGGGTCGCACCGAACGGGGCGTCAGCAGACTTGAAAATGGTGATCGCCTGCAAGATCGCAGCCTGCTTCACCGCAGACGGGATCGCAGCCCAACCCCACTTCGCCGTCACCTTCACCGTCACCCGCCCGTAATCCATCGGGAACCACAACGACTCGATGGGACGGATCGTATGGTACGGCCACGCCTCACCGAACGTCTCCTGATTCAACGGTTCCAACTGATAATCCGTTGACGTCCACGTCTGCGCCCACGTTCCATCCAACCCGGAATCCGTTTGCACGATCAAACCAGTCGTCGTATAAAAGTCCTCGGTGAAAACCAGGAAAGAATCCTCTGGCACATAAACCCGAGCAGTCGCCGTGTCGTCCGTCGTGAACTGGCGTTGACAATACTGCTGGATCATCTGAGTCGCAGCTGAGCACGCCAACTCGATACGCGTGTCATCGACGCTGTCCGGAATCGGAATCCCCAACGCCTCTTTCACATCATCAGAATCACACAGATTCGCCATAGACACCTTCCAGCATCAAACCCCAACCATCATACGCTAAAGCGCCAGCACCTCAGCCCTATCCGCCGACGTCTCCGAACGGAAACTCAACGACTCATGGCCCATCCGATACAAATAATCCACCCGCCCAGAACACACAAACTCTGCCCCGACTCGAGCCAGCCGACGCCACAACCCCCAGTCATACAACCGCACATCCGGATACCCGCCAGCCTCCTCCCACACCTCCCGACGGAACGCAGACCCGGCATTCACATAATTCCGGTCAGATTCAAGAACCCGCTCAGCGGTAATACCTCGAGGGATATACACCGCACCCTCCGTCGTGCGCATCCCAGCACACCACACATCCCCATCCACAAACCGCACCTGATCCACCGAATCAGCACAAATCAGATCGTCAATATCCATATTCCAACACCAGTCCGTCCCCAACGCCTGAACAGCCTGATTCAAAAAGAACGGCGCCCCAACACCAGCCGGAGCATCCACCACCTGCAACTTCACACCCTTCGGCACATCGCGATCCCGATCCGACACCAACACGATCCGATCGGCGCCAGTCGCCAAACACGCATCAAACCAGCCTGGCAAAAACGTCTCATACCAGCCGTTGAACTGACACGAAAAAATGCCGACAGTGCTCACGTCTGATCAGCGTGCCGACGAATCTTGAACAACGGATTCCCCAGTTGGCTGCCCTTCAAAGAAGCCGGCCACAACCCGACCTCACGCAACACAAACGGCAAAGAAATCTGATCCTGCAAAGTCCACCGCTCAATCTCTTCCAACCAGCGGCGCCCCATCAACCTTGTGCGTTCCGTATCCCGAACAGCAAACAACCCTGCAGCCCACAAACCCCAATCATCAGGATGCCCGGAATCCACATAATGCCGGGCCTGCCCCATCACATCCTGACCGTCATACTTCGGCAACGGCATCGACGCCCGAGCCTCCGAAATAATCGACGACCGCTGAGGATGAGGATAAATCGCCAGGTCCTCATCACCCAAACAACCCAACATCGACTCCACCAGATCGGCTCGAGGTTCAATCGACCCGTCCAACCAAACAAACACGTCACCATCAGCGAACTTCCACGGCTCACACTTAGGACGTTTCGCCACAAACCTCGGCGCAAAATAACCAGGATTCATCACCCGATGAGTCCACCCAGACGGCGTCAAAACCTCACCATCGGTCAACAACACATAATCACACGGAACCGTCTGCTCGACAAACACCGGCTCGTCATAACGACCGAACACCGCCGAAACAACCGTAACTTTCACAGCTCTAATTTCTGCCGGTAATAGCCGATCGTTTCCAACATCCCAAACGGGAACAAACGCTCACATCGAGGTTCCTCAGCAACAACCCGAGAAAACTCCGGCTCACCATCACGCATCGGCACATGAACAATCTTTGACGACGAATCACACAAATCGATCACCGTCCGAGCCACCTCCAAAACTGACAAGCCACGCCCCGTACCAGCGTCATACACACGACCAAACGGCAACTCCAAAGCATCAACCAACACCGACGCAACATCAGCCACATGCACCAAATCGACGATCTGCTCCCCCGACCCGTTCACCTCGAGGTCCATGCCAGTCAACGCTCGACACACAAACGAAGGAATGATCTTGCGCACCGGCGACGGCCCATGAGGAGCACACATCTTCTGCCCAGGACCATACGCATGAAACGCACGCACCACCGAAATCTGCTGCCCCGTCACCTTCGCACGCTCCAACAGCAAATCCTCAGCACACGCCTTGGTGATCGCATACGGGTTCGCCTGTCCTTTATGGCCAGTCCCGATCTGCACCATCGGCACACCCAACTGGCCAGCCACATCAGCCACCACCAGAGCACCAAGAATGTTCACCCGAGCCGTCTCATGCTCCACACCGAACGTCTCCGCAGTCCCCAAACGTCCAGCCAAATGAATGACCGCAGAACAACCATCCAACGCCAACTGCACATCAGCCACATCACAAACATCGTTCGGCTGATCAAACGGCACCGGCTCAAACCCTCGAGCATGCAACTCATCCAACACAAACCGACCGATAAAGCCGCCGCCACCAGTCACCAAAACCCGATCCATCACTTCACCGCAAACTTCCGATAGCGAGCCTTGAACAGCTTCTCATCCTCAGCCGACTTCTCCGCACCCTTATCGTAAACATCATCATTCGCAGCCTTGCCAACCATCGGATGAAGATGCTCCACCTCGGCACCCAACGCCATCTGGAACACTTTGCGCTGCTTCGCCACAGACACAATCTCATCATCCACAAACCAATGGTGATAACCCTCATGACAGACAATCCCAGGACCATCCCACGACGCACCACGATTCAACACATAATCCCTTGAGATAAGCATGTGTGTCGCATGTTCCCCACGCATCACTCGAGGGTTCGCCAAATCGTTCGTGCCGACAACCTCAGCCTGATAACGGCGAGCGACCTCCTGAGATTGATCTAGCCAGCCAGGTCGGAATCGGACATCATCTCCGGCCAAGAAAACCCACGGAGACTCACAGGCACCGAAGGCGAAATTGACCTTTTCCGCAAAACTGCCAGAATAAAAAAGCACATTCCCGCCACAACGCTCCACCTCAGCAGCTTCAACCTCATCCCCTTTCTCACACACAAACCATGCCTTTGCCAAACCTGTTGACGCACGCAACGAACGCATCAACGGCTCCACATTCTGAGGGCGATGCAACACCGGAATAATCACATCGACCTCTTCGGTGGCTGGTGGCGCATAAAACGACTGCCAGAAATCCGACTCACCCAACCACAGATTCTTCAAATGAGTCGTGCGAATCCCAGTATGAATGAACAGCGGGATATCCAAGGCCTGGCATCGCACAAAGAAACTGATGTCCTCACCGATCAGCGACCCATCAGTACCTCGTACCCGATCAAACCAGCATTCACCCTCGCTGTCCCGAATCCTCTCAAACACCGAACGGTGAATAACAATGAACGCCCCACCAGTAGCAGCTGACTCCACCAAAGCGTTCACCGGAAAATGAGAACGACCAGTGAACCGCCAATGCCCGTCATCATGCTGAACCCAATCAAAAATGGTTGGTCGAGGCACACAACGGAAACCGTTAGAACCGTCATCGAACGCTTCACGCTGGGCGAAACACAAGCCGCCAACAATCGGACGTTTCACCGGATCAGCGATCGACAACAGTTGATCCAACGCCATAGGTTCAAAACCCATATCGGCGTCCACCATGAACAGCCACTCACACTCAGAATTCAGAATCGCTTTGGCAAGTTCATTGCGTCCCTCAGGGATACCACCAGACGCACACTTGATTGACGCCCAACCATTCAAACGACGATCATGCGACATATCCCAACCAACAAGCGCCATCAACGACTTGTGGAACGAGGTGCTCACCTCATGAGGATGCAAATATCCGACAAGAACATCACTTCGAGCCGGCACGCTTCACCGCCCTCTTCACACCAGGCTCCGCCGAAGCCGTCTCAACCGGCACCTCGACATCACGCACAGCCGGCCCGGAACGACGCACAACCGGCGGTAACACCGAAAACAGATCGGGGCGAGACTTCACCAAAGGATCATCACCAGCCCAAGCGTCCCCCTCAACCAAACGAACCTTCAAACCGGACTTGTCCGTAATCGAACAAGACTGACGAGCGAACACAACAGCAGCTGCCATCATCGACCTCCTAAGTCACCGAGAACCCTAGCAACCAGACGAAGTCGAAATGTGAGACTGCCCTAAAAAGGCAGAAGCCCAGGACCATAACGGCCCTGGGCTTCAAAAGCCTGTTGCTGTGAACGATCAGGTGTTCTGCAGCAAACGGAACGCATTGTCGTTCACGGAGTCGAAGCCGTGACGAGCATATGCATACCAACCACGCTGTCCGGTCGGACGACCGTTCGTGACACCGAACAACTGCGGGATGAACTCGAGGCTCATACCGGCACGCTGGGCGATGACGTAGTTGCTGAAGTCACCAACGCAGAGGATGTTGGCGGCTCCTGTGGTGCCGGTGAACGTCGGAGCGTAATCGCTCAAAACGACCGGACGTCCGAACAGGGTGCCGGTGCCACCTTCACGCAGGTTGACCGTGTAGTAGGCGCCGCTCGACGTCGACGAGAACGTACGAATCTCGTTCTCCACATCGGTGGACATGACCCACGTTGCACGGCTGCGGTAACGCTCGGGGAGTTCGCCCCAAACCTTCAGCAAGTCAACAGCGCCGAACGCACCGTCGGTGGTCACAACCACTTCGACGTTCGTGTTGGCGTCGAGAGCGGTGAAGATACCGACCGGCGTGGTGCCTGTCATCGTCTGCTTGGCGACGAGGTCGACGTAGCCTGCGTCGAGCAGACGGCGCATTTCCTCGGCGAAGCCGGGGTAGTCCATGCCGACCTCGAGGCTGTAAGGAATGAATCCTGCAGCCTTGTAGGTGAGCACGTTCGGCTGGGCAAGAGTCGGAGCATCGTCCGACACTTCGACAGCTTCAGCGTCATAGGACCATGCGACACCAGCGGACGAAACACCCTTCCACTCATCGGTCGTGATCGTGACCACGCGTGCAATGTTGAGGATCGGGGCGTCAGCGGCACCGCTCGTGAGGATGATCGACGGGTCGATGAGGACCGGCAAACCGAATCCGCCAGCCGAATCGGGGCTGATGGCGGCTGCACGGAACTCGTTGATCGCGTTGGCCTCTTCGTTGGTGAACGCAGGGTTCTGCTGGGTCGACGCCTTCACGAAAGCCGAACGGTATGCGCCATTCTCGGTGAGGAGAAGACGCTTGGCGATGACGCCACCGTCGAGCAGTTCGGAACGGGTGTTGATCAGCTTGTCGACGTTGTCGACCTGATGGGTTCCGAGTCCACGAGCGTTGCTCTCAAGAATCTTGAGGGCGGCGTCACGGATTTCGCCACGCGAAGCGGAACGAACATCAACAGCGACGTCGGTCTTCTTCATGATCTGCGGGGCGTCGAAGCCGGCAGCGCGCTCAACGGTGACAGCCTTCGCTGCCTCGATGCGTGCCTGACGTGCCTCAACTTCGGACAGTTCGCCGTTGCGTGCCTCGAACTCGTCGAGAGCAGCGGACAGGCGGGCGTCGTCTTCTGCGGTGATGTTTTCGATGGCGGCGAGAGACTCAATTTCGGCCTTCAGCGCCTCCACCTTGGAACGAAGTTCAGTGATCTTCATCTTGGGTCCTTTGGAGGGTAAGCCTGGCGATTGCCTGGCGTTGTGCTTTGGTTCTCGTCGAGTGCTCTCGCGGCTCGTCCGTTTCTGTGGTCTCGGCGGCCTGTATGTCGGTGCCGTATGTGAGTAGCTTGGCGATTTCGCCTCGCACTTCAGGATCGGTGAGCGAAGTGAGAACCTCTCGGCTTCGAACCCCAACTGAAGTTTTTTCATACGCCGGATAGACCACGGGTCCGGCCTCGAATAATGCTATCTCGGTGATTGTGCGCTCTGGTCCATTCTTGCCGCGCACCCAGTTTTCGTTGATGACACGGAAACGGAACGACATGCCTTGAATAGCACCGTCACGAATGGCATCGCGCACCGGCTCAATCAGCCAGTTGTCGGACAGGCGTGCTTTGACGCGCAATCCGTGTGAGTCTTCTTTGATGTTGGTGATGACACCGAGCGGAATGGAGCCGATCAGCGGATGCGTTCCGTGATCGAACTGGAGCACCGGCATGCGCTCCGAGATCGTCTTTTTGAATGCACCAGGGGCGATCCGCTCAAGAAACGAACCCTCATAGGAGTCAATTTCGGTCCATTCGTTGAACACCGCCGCGTACCCTTCGAGGGTGAGGCCGTCGTTTGACGGTTCGGCTCGGAACTCCACCTGGCGGACGAGGTTGTCTTTTGGGGCTTCAAATCGGAATTCGGTGTCTTCCATCTCTTCTTCCTTTTCTGTCAACCCCTCCTGGTTTTCAGATCGTTCTGCTTGTATCTGTTCTGCTTTTCGTGCGAACCAGTCGCGTGCCGGCTGCGGGTTCAACGGGTTGATACCCCACAGATAGTGGGCGACAGCACCAGCACCCGGCCAGTCGTCGTTGCCGGCATCCGAGTTCTGTGGTGCCTCGAGGTCGACCGCATGACGCGATCCCCATGCGTTCGCCCGAATCACCTTGTCCTCAGAAATCTGACCGTCCGCCATGAGACGTGCTTCACGGATCGTCCGATCAACCAGACCGTCACCACCGAAACCCTCAGCACGCAACTCAAGCCCTCGAGCAGCTGCATCACGAATGTATTCAGGAACACTCAGATCAACCTGACGTTCCTCTTCCTCGTCATCGTTGTTGTAGCGGGCTGCCGGCTCCCAACGATTGCAATAGTGATCGCCGCGCACCCAGTCTTCCCACAGGTTGCACCACACTCGGACGCCATCCTCGTTCACCATCGCCTCGTTGTAGTGCAGACAGTTCCCGCACGCTCGACCCTCAGGGACATCGTCGGAGATCGCAGGCCGATAGTTGTCGGGAAGTTCACGAGTCAACGACCGCTCCCCACCAGGCTCAATATCCTCAGCCAACGAGATAGCAACCATCTGGTCGACGGCGTCGCCTTTCGTGCCATGACAACCCATGACCTCACCGTCGTCCTTGACGACAGCCCAACCGGAACAGTCAGGCGAATCCTGTGTCACGAAATATGGCATCAGACGTCGTCCTCATCATCCGGTGAAGAATCCTCATCCGGAGATTCAGTCGAAGGCGGCTGCAACTGCACCGACAAAGTTCCGCTGTGCGTCAACAAACTCATATCGCCAGTCGTCACAGCATCGATCACCGACTGCGGATCGAACCCGCCGTCGACGAGTGTGCGCATCGTTGTCGCATCCTTGCCACGAATATCCGCAGCATCCAAAACGTCCTCCTGCAAGAACGACACATCACGATCGTCATACCACAAGCGAACCCCACCGGACGGAGGCGGAACAATGTTCTGCAACGCACCCGAAGCAGCACGCCACAACGGACGCATCGTCCCATCAGCAAACCTGCGACGAGCCGCCGTATAGTTCCCAGCGTTCAACGCCGACCCAGCCAACCCCTCTGAAATACCGAGGATTGACGCCGGCACACCAGCAGCAGCTGCGATACGAGTCTCACCGGCGCCCTGCACCGACTTGAAATTCAACTGCTCAAGGTTCGCACCAACCAGTTTGATGTCGGCACCAGCACCCAGATAGAGAGTCTTGAACGCTTGAGCGGCACCCTGATGGCGGGCCTCGAGACGCTCCTTGAACTTTTTGTATGCCTCCTCAGAGATGCCGGGATCGAATTTCACGACCATGTTCGGTGTCGCAGAGTTCCGCAAAAACGCATGCTTATACGTCGTCATCTCGTTATCGGCGCTCACATCAGTCATCACCGTCGACAACCACGAACGACCACGGAACGGATGATCCGGATCAGCGAGCGGACGATAATGCGCCACCTCAGACGGCTCAAAAAATGCGATCTCTTTATGCTGATCATCAACCACCGAATAGCCGACAAGCCTGCGACCATACGGCATCCCAGTCTGAGCATCAACAACATCAGCCGACGCAATAATCACCTTCGTCGGATTCAACCGGATCAGCTCACCGACACCGTTCGGACGCACCCAATACGAATTCCCATACAGGCTCGCGTCAACCTCCATACGAGCCAACAGATCACCCGTCGTCGCAGACAGCCACGGACGCTCCAAAATCCCCAACGACTCGTTCCCGAACATGTTCCCCGGACGACCATTCGAATACGCCTGGAACACAAACCGAACCTCAGAAAACACCAGCGAACGCACCGCAATACACGCAGCCACAATCGGATTGCGACCGCCATGCAACGCCGACATCTCCTCAACATTCCCGCTCGGAGCCACATACTGCATCCCATTGAACGAAAACTGCTCAACCAAACGGAGATAATCAGGCCAGGAGAACGCACTGCGCTCTTCGACTGGCTTACGGCGAAGATTCACCAACATCAGACATCACCAGACTTCTCGAGCGCCAAACCGAACGTAAACAAACCTGCGCTCAAGATTAGCCCACCAACAGCCGGATAAATCATATACCCAGCCACAGACCCCACCAGCAACCCGGCGACCTGCAACATCGAACCGATCACTCTTCTAATCAAAATCCACCCACACTTCAACCGGGGCTGCACCCTTCACATCGGCAGCCAACGTCAACGCAACCAACGGAGACACATCCGTATCCCCATCCTTCCTCGCCCACACCCACGCATCACCAGTCGACCTGCGCCGAGCACCCGCCGCAGCCGAATCCAACAACACATGTCGACGAACCTTCACACGACCATCAGCAAGCCTGTCAAACAAACTGCCACAAGCATAAGCCATCTCACGCGTCGAATATCTCACAACGCGAACACCACGAGCCACCAGCTCATCAGCGAACGAGCCGGCAGGCCCAAACGAATCCAAGACGATCTCCGCATCCCACTTCTTCGCCAACTCCGTCAGCCGTTCCACACACCAGCCGAGACCTTCACGGAACTCGATCAGCTCAGCACGACCATCACCATCAGCGACCACGATCGACGCCGCCGACCGCTCCGAATTCACATCAAACCCAAACCGGAACTTGCCCTCCGGACGCACATCATCAGCACACGCCGACTCCCACACCGACACCGGAATCACACGCTCATCAGACACCGTCTTCTGATTCAACATCGACCGACGAAAATCGCCCTCGGACATCGTCGTGCGAGCATGACGCACAGTGTCCTCCGAAATCGTGTGACCCAACGCCGGCATACACGACCACCACGTTTTCGGATCATCAATATCCGCCGCCACATCCGCCGACCACTCGAAATATGCCAGCCCAGAATTAGCGCCCTCGACAACCAGCGACCGGCCAGTCTCCACCTTACGGTTCAGATAACTCGACGCTTCAGTCCCCATCGTCGACACCACGAACAGCTGCGCATCCGGACGAGTTGCCATCGCCGGCAACAACGCCTGCTCACGCCGATCATCAGCATCCGCAAACACCTCGTCAAGGATCGGCAAATCAAGTGTGCGACCGTGACCCGCAGAATCCGTCGAAGCCAACACATCAATCCTCGACCCATTCTTGAAAACAATTGCCTCATTACCCTGCGCCTTATGCACCTTGTCCACCGCAGCCTTGAACGGAGAACCCAACAACATCGGCGCCTGATCATCAATCAACTTCCGGCGAGCATCAGACCCCGTCTGAGCCGTATACGCCACACGCTGCATCCGACCCCACATCAAACAGCGATGCAACTCCCACGCCAACACCAACGTCGTCTTCCCCGACTGACGCGGAACAGTCACCACCACCTCACGAAACGCCGGCAAACCAGTCCGCTCATCAACCTCGCTAGCCACATCCGCAACCATCTGCTGCCACGGCATCAACGGCTGACCTAACTGCTTCGCAACAGCCGCTATCTCATGACCCCGATTTCTTCTTCCTGGCGTTGGGCTTGTTGCCCACCTCGGAAGACAAAGACTCGAGAAGTTCCTTGAAGCCGTCATCGTCACTCACACCCACCTCCCTCAACGAAATCTCAGCGGCACGATACTCACGCCACAGTGAAGCGTTCGTCGGGTCTTGATCCACAGCGTCAGCCAACGCACGCACCATCGCAACACGCGCCGAATCCACATTTTCGAGCCGGCCTGCGTCGGTCAAAGCTGCGAGCATTTCTTCGATCGCTGTTCGATTTCTGCCGTAGTTGTCTGTGTTCATCGGTTCTCGAACCTCGTTTTGTTTGGATCGGGGAGAAAAAGGA